CCAGTTTTACCGCTAGGTTTTCCAGAAGGTGTACGCCACTTTTGCTTTGTCCATTTCTTTAAAGACTTTTGAGATTTTTTAAGTGCCATTATTTCTTATGAACCTTTTGTACTTTAAAATTAGCTTCGAGTGAAGCTCCTTTGTGCTTAACAAACTTGCCAGTGTGCTTCATTAAATTCATTGAGCCGTCTTTCTGCTTCATCCAGTGATGACCTTTAGGTGCTTTAACTTTCATTTGTACCCACCTCCTTTAGCTTTGTATTCCTTCGCAAGCATTTGAGCCTTGCGAGCTGACCACTGTCCTGCTTTGCCACCCTTAGTGCCTGCTTTAATTTTATTAAACAAGTTCTTTCGCATGGTAGGTTTGGTATAGTTTCCTGCTTTGTTTACTGTTGATTTCTTTTTAGCTGCCACTTTACTTCTCCCTTTGTACGCCTTTTACTTTTTCTGCGGTTCGCATAGCACCTAAACCTAGCATGCCCATTAACACACTTGTAAGTAGTGCGCTATCTACAGGCGGTACAGTAAACCATATGCCTAAGATGGGAGCTAAGATAGTAGAATAGAGTAAAGCCATTCCGCATATCCAACCTATTGCGGGTCGCCATCCAGCTACAAACAAACTCTTATGTGCTGCCTCAGTCTTGTTAACTTCTAACTGACCTTTAGATAACTCTTGAGCATGCTTCTCTGCCATAGTGGCTAGTTCAAAGGCTATGGCGTTCTTCTTATCCTTGTCTTCGATGAACTTGTCCAGTAGTCCTGTTACTGGGCCAATTAATTTATCTAACATGGTAGGTCTCCTGCTTAATAGCACCAAAGAACTGGTTTAAAATCATCACGTATATCTACATGTACAAAACCTTTAGCAACTCCAATGCCTGTGAAACCCATAGCAGTGGCGTGTTGTACTATTTGCATGCGCTGTCGGCCACCGTTCACTGCAATATCTGCGGCAATTCCTTGTGCATGAGTGCCGGGAGTTTGCTTTCGTTTTTCTAAGCTGTGGTTGGGGCTTCTGTACCCACTAGTTACAATAAACGGAAAGCCACAAATCTTTCGCAAGTGATCAAGCTTGTGAATAAACTGAGGCTTCATTTTGTTTTCGCCAGTTTCTTGGCAATCAAAGTCTTCTATTTTAAAATATGTGTACTTCTCTATCATTTACTACAGTTCCTTTTAAGTGCGTTGAGAACCTTGCCGCCTGCTGCGAATCGAGGAGCGTCTGGGTCTTTAGGGTTTATGCTAAACATCGGATCTGTCCTAGATGTTTTAGTTACATTTTTAGCCAGTACCAACGGCCCTACTTGTATAACTTGCTCTGCTGATGTTACAGGCTCTCCTGTCAGCTTGTCATAAAAGAAAGAGTGTCGGTCAGGATTCATTCCTACTTGTGTCCACTCAGGATCATCCATGTATTGTTTAGCTAACGCATGGACATCTTCAGGCTTTTGATTTTTCCAAGACCCGTACATTCTAGCAATAGTTGCTTTCGGCTTTCCTTTTGCAATGTTTATAGCTGCTTTAGGTTCGCTTGAAAACTTGACATTATCTAATACCGCCGTTTGGCCATAGCCTAATGAAGCACCTCCACGTTTACTACCGTCATGTAACGAAACAACCCATGTGTTGTTCTGCTCGTAAGCAGGAATGTCTAGTCTAGAAGCAACGGAAGTACCGTCTTCTATTTTAAGATTTACGTTTACAATGCCAGCAGCTCTTTTGTTACTGTCTAAGGCGCTTGCAATTTCAACAGGCGTAGGAAGGTCAGGGACTTCTGTAATAGGCTTTATAGGCTTATACGTATTAACAATAGTGTCAAACTCAGCTTCGTCTATTTCTTTCTTAGCTAGTTTTTCTGCGGCTTCTACAACTTCAGGAACTTTGGGTTGTTTAAAACCTTTCTGTTCTTTCTTCCAAGCTTCAATACTCTCAGGCGTTAAACCTAAAGAGTCTTCTGTGCTTTCTGAGCTTTTAGTAACACCTACAAACGCGTTGCCTTTCTTATCTTTAACAACAGCATACGCAGCGCTTTCAACAATTTCGTCTGCTTGCTTTATAACGGGCGCAGCACTGGGTGCAGTTTTCTTAATAAACATTTTAAGTAGTTTACCGCCTGCGCTTTTTTTAACTCTCCCACCCGCTGCCATATTCAATACGCGTAAAGGGTCTTCAATGTCCATGTAAGCTGGCCCAGCCCCCTCGTTATACGGCAAGCCTGTGAGCTTATTAATACGCTCATCAGGCTCTTTAGGAGCGTTAGATACAGGCTCAGTAACCTCACCGCCCGTGGACTTCCCTAGTCTTTCGTAGGCTTCTTCTGGATCATCAAAGGGATTCATCTCTTCTTCGCCATACAATGACAACTTCTGAAACTCTCTGAATACAGAAGTGTATTCACGATTAGCAGTTCTTAACTGTGTCCCCTGTGATACGTCTTCAGGTGTAGAAGCTTTTAAAACTTCTATAATCCTGTCATCTATTTTAGGAGGGGCTGTAGGCTTAAACTTCCCGTTGTATATATCACGAGCAGCGGGATCTGACAGACCACTATCTGTAAGCATTCTTAATGTTTTGTATCTGCCGTTAATAGATGAATAGGCGCTGACTTTTCTAAACAGGTCTTGCTGGTAGTCATAGTTTTTACTTTGACGAGCAATATAATTATCCAACATTGTTACAGCAGTGTCTTTTCCAACTTTATAGATAGGTTTAACATTAGCGCGAGTCTGCTTATTAAAATCAGACACAGCAAACTTTAAAGCTGAATCAGGGTCGTGTTGCGATATGCGGATTCCAGTTATGTTTGTTATAAACGCATCTTTATTTACTGGCCCTAATTTTTCTAGCTCTTCGCCTGTGTATGCGTCTACGCTATCTCCAAGTTTTCTTAGGCTTGTTACAGATCCCGGTTCTACAGCTTTAAACAATTCAAATACAGAAGTACTTAACTTTTCGGCTGTAGACATGCTTGGCGGCAACAACACTTTACCGTCACTGGTCTTTCCGTCAGGAGAACGTATAGCTTCTAAAACATTTAATGTTGCTTTAGTTGCAATAGACTCCGACACAAAAGGAGTGGAAAGAGTAAGCATTCCATCTATGCCTGCTTTAAAGATGTAGTCTTCAAGCTGCTCACCCTTTAACTCACCGTCTACAATCCTATCTAAAGCAGCCAACACTGGCTCTTTAATAGTGTTGTATGAATCTAAGTACTTAGTAGAAACTTTTGTAATGTCGCCGTTCTCTCTGCGGTTCCAAATAAAGCTGCTGTTCTTGTCGTACTTGCCTTCTGCTAAAAGTGTATGTTGTTGTCTTTCTTCTTCTGTCCACCCTATTAAATTAGCTGATAGTTTAGAAGCTTCGTTTACACCTACAGCAGCCGCCGTAAATCCTGAAAGTCTTCGTAGTCCCCTGTTACGCAGAACAGTATTACCTGAGTTTATTTCTTTGCTTGCTTGCTTAACAATATGAAAGCTTGTTCTAAGTATCTCAGCGGGAAAAGAAATAAAATTACCAACTGGAAGATAGTTTAATTTCTTCAGTCCTTTAGGCACTCGATCATAGTTAGGAATAGTGTCTTGGATAATATCCGCAGCTTCGCGTTCTAAAACATCCAACGAAGAAGTAGGCTTAGCTTTCTTTAAAGTTTCTAGTTCGTCTAGAAAGCCTGACATTTTAAAATAATCATCAGTAGCCATGTAGAAGTTTTCCATACCTTTTAAGATTGGATTCTGATTTATAAGGGTCGTCAACTTCTTTGTACCAAAGTCCTTACTAGAAATATTAATAAGTTCTCTAAACTGATTGACTTTAAGGTTAGTATTAATAACACCCAAGTCTACATATTTTTTATAAATTTGATCTAGTTCTTTGTCGCCTTTTCCAGCCATGTTATTCCACAAGACTTTCATGTGTCCCCTATTTTTAGAAAGGGGGTTTATAGCAGACAAGTTTCCGTTAGCGATAGCAAATTGAGCGCCTCCAAGTATGTTACGCAGTGCTGTAACATGACTGTAGACTGTCTTAGATGCCTGAGCAGTTCCTTTGTATTTTAAAAATACTTTGTACGCTTCTGCGGCTCCGTTACTATTTTCACTAAGGAACTTAAAAGTTTCTTCTTGTCTATTTAGAAACTTAGCTACTTCAGGAGTAGTATACTTCCCGTCAAGAATAGAATTAGTGTTAGTTATTTTAGTGCTTAGTCTTTTACTACGTACACCTTCAGACGCAGCAGTTTGAATATACTTGCCGTTCTTACCTAATTGATTAGCTATTTGATAAAAGTTATTGACTTCGTAAATACGCGCAGCTTTGCTCACACTTAAAATAATGTTATCGGCTGGATCTTTAATTTCACCTAAAAGATCTTTAATACTTTGAGGCATGTCTTCTGTTTTCTTGTGGAACTTAGCTACCCTCTGAACTTGAGTAAGATGATCAACAGTTTCTTTATCTGTAACCTGTTTTAAAATATCGTCTACATCTTTTCTTGCAAGTTGTTCTGCAAGTTCTGCAATCTTATCTTCAGAAAAGTTTTTACTCGATGCTCTGCCTGCAACCTCTGCCATTTTACTGGGTAGTAGGTCATCAATTGCTGTTTGTTTTAAAACATCATCTAGCTTCCAATTAGAAGGATCATCAAAAGCCTTGTAAGAAGTTCTTAAATATGTACCCATGTTTTCTTGAATACTTTTTAACGCTTCTTTTTTAAAGCCCTTTGTTCCTGAAATTTGATTAGATAATTTGTCTATTAAATAACGAGCATCTAAAACTGCTTCAGCTACTTCTACTCCAATGCCTTGGTCTGCACTCAAGCGCGTTGCTTGTTTGCTTATATCAAGAGTAGTATATTTTGATAAGTCTGTTGTCAACAACTCTTGAGCTTTTTCAATGTTGGTTGTTTTAGTTGCTTCGTCTGTAAAAGTTTTAAATGAGTTGTTTAAACGCCTAGCTATCTGCGTAGCTTCAACAATTGTTCCGCGCTGCTCTGCTTGACTTTGATTAAACATTGCAAACATTTTAGACGGCGCATAGCCTCTAGAAGTAAAGATCTGCTGGCCCACTTGATTTATTTTAGCTTTTGCCCAAGCTACGCCTTTCTTGCCTTCAGCTTTTTGAGCTTCAATTTGAGCAAGATCATCGGGAGAAGATTTAAAAGCCTGTGGCTCAGTAGGTAAGTCTCCTCTAAAAGGAACAGGTTTCCCTGCTGCTCTTGTTTCTGCATCAGATGTACGTAGACTTACTTTTGTAAGTTCTTCAGCTTTACTAAATTCTTTCAAGCCTTCAACCACATCATCGGCTGTAGGTTTTTTAGCAGTAATTATATTTTTAAGCATTGGTGCAGCTTTAAATAAAGCATCAACTGTAACACCTAGTCCTACATCGCCTATTAACATTTTGAGACGCTTAGAAGCTTGCGTATCGTTTTCATCTGCTTGTAAAGCCTGAATTACAGTGTTCTGTGTGCCTTCTGGGAAAACATCAGATACAACATTAAATAAATTCTCATCTAAATCAGTCAGCACTTGAGAAGTGGCCGCGCCTGCTGCTGTATACTGAACTGCTTTAGGAACAGAACGAGCTGCAAGCTTAGGTGCAAACTTCATAGCAAGCTTAGGCACGGCTTTAACTAACGCACCTGCTCCTGCAACATACGGAACAATAGACGCAGCTATCCCTATAGCAGTTTCAGGAGCTTTGATTTTACCTGTTAGCGGATCAATATGCTCAGAAGTTTCAAGATACCCAAAACCTGCAAGGCGGCTTAACTCCTTTTGCTTAGTTAAAGTTCCCATATCATCTAAACCAAACGCATCTCCGGGAAGATAATCTATTAAACTTACTACGTCTCGTTGTGTGTCTAACAACACTCGCTTTAGATCTGTCCCTACGCTAGGAGATTCTTTATCTTCTAAATACTTAGTAGTGTCTTTAGCTGCTGCGTTTTCTGTAAGCTTCTGTTCTTTTTCTGCAAAACGTCTAAGCTGTTCTTTAGTTACTCCTTCAGGGTGTTCGAGTGTAACCGTAGTGCCATTTGAAAGTTCTAAAGTTGTCTGAGACATTATTTTATTTCCCCTTTCATTCGACTCACATAATTAGCAATTGCATCTTCTTGGCTCATTGTTCTTTTGTCTTCTTCAAGCATCCTAACTGCGTAGACTTTAGAAGGCGTAGAAGTATATGTAGGATCTTTAATTTTAGCTACCCTTTCAAATTTGTCTAACTCTACTTGCGCTTTTGCCCTGCGTTTTAAAAGTCTTTTTCTTTGAGTGGTAGGTAAGTCCTCTAAAAGCTCAGTATCAAGACGATCTAAATCTTCTTTGACAGTCTGTAAACTTTTTCCGCTTGTTGTTTTAATCCCAAAAACTTTTCTTTGAGGCTTAGGTGGAGAACTGCTAATTATTTTAATACCTAGATCGTCCGCCAACTCTCCTGTTTGATCCACAGTTTCTGCTTCTGCTTCTGCTTCTGCATTAGCTGAAGTAATAAGACTTAAAATTTCATCGGGGCTAACTTCTTTTTCGCTTTCTAACATGCTCATTGCTGAAAGAAGATCTGCTCGAACTTCAGGATCGTTTAAGTCTATTACTGCTCCTTCATCTATTCCTAAGCTATCAGCAACATAATCAATATAGTCTTCAGTTGGGTTGTTATCTGTAGGAGGTGCCCAAGCTGTAATGACATCTGAAACAGTGTTGATGTCTTTGTTTGCATAACTTATTAATACTTTGTCTGCTGCGCGTACACCCTGTGCAGCGGTTTCAAACTGAAGAAAGGTGCCGTCTGAACCAACTTTTCCGTACCACTCATTATCTTTTTCTTTTTCTAAATCTTCTTTAATATTTAACCAGTTGTTAAACCGAACGCCTTTTGAATCGGCAGCCGTTGCGTCAGCGCCTACAAAACTAGCTCCTGTATTAGTAATAGGTGCTTCAACTTCACTTACAGGTGCGGGTTCTCTAACGTATTCGGGATCTATAGTTGGATAGGCTTGATAAACTTGTAGTGCAACTTCTGTTTTTCTATTTGCTAAATTAATAGCAATTGCGTTGTTACTAGTTAAAGCACTTTGTAATTTTTTGTTGTCTTTAAAAATTGTTTCAAGCTGCTCACCTGTAACGCCTTCGTTGTTTGCAGCAATGTTAGATTTCAGCTCTGCTATTTCTACTTCACCTCTCTCGTAATCATTTTGTTCGCGTAAGTAAGACTCACTATTTACTAATTTAATTAACGACTCTGCTAGTAATTTTTTACCTGCTTTTTCATTCTCAGAAAGAGTTACTAAACCGTTACTTTGTATATACTTTTTGTATATCTCCATGTTATTTTCAAACTCTGCTTCAGTTTTAGGAACCATTTTAAAACCTTCTTTAATGGCAGCAGATTGGCCCGCAGAGTCTATGTCTGTCGACAATTTTTCAACTACGTTAAACTGAGCTAAAAGAGTTTTTGTTTTGCCAAGGGGTGATCGAATGTCAAATCGCTTAATATCTTGAGGATTCTTGTCCCATGTAATCTTACCGTTTACGTCTTTTTTACCCGCAATTTGAATTACTACGCCGTCTATTACCTCTTCTCTAAATACTGGGCGGTCTGTTCTAGATTCGTCCAAATTTAAAGTCTTTTCAATCTCACGAGCTTCAACAAAATCACCACCCGTTGTTTTAAGAACTTCATCAAACATTGCAAGTCGCCCTGCGCTCTGTGCAAACATTGAACTTCTATATGACTCGACTGCGGCAGCTTCTCTTTTCTCAGCGCCAAAGAACGCTGTCAACGGCCCACGCGCTAATTTAGATTGGCCTAAAGCAAAAGCTTGTTCTTTAGTTCCAGAAGCTTTAAAGCGTTCTTGAGCTTCTAAAGCTTGTTCGTATTGAGAGGCGGCTAACTCAGCTTTAGCAATAGTTTGTTGATTTTTCATAAAATCATTACGGAACGTATTTTTATAAAGAGTTTGAGAAGCTGTGTCTTTATTAAATTTTTCATTTTGAGCTAAAGCAGCTTCCATATCTCGTTCTGCTTGCTCTTCTAAAAAATATTGTTTTGCTGAAAACCCTTTCTCATCTAGTGCGGCTGTAACTGCATTTAATTTTTTATCTACACGCTCAGCGGCAGTAAGCATAATGTTAGTATCTAACACTTCTTTGTTTTGTGAAAAGTTATTAAACTGTTCGGTAACTTTAGAAGCCCCTATCATGGGTATAACAGCAGCTCCAACCATTAACGCCTTGTCTAAAGTAGAAGGTTTGTTTTTCTTAGCTTGGTCATCTTTACGTTTTCTAACGTCTGCAAGCAACGACTGTCCAAATTCTCTAATAGCCATTCTTTTAAGCTCCTTGTGGTGGAGCCATTAAGCTCTCTGGTGATGTGGAAACAGGCGCGTCTGCTGGAGAACCTAGTAAGCTTTGTTTGTTTGTCCCTACTTCAGGTAACTCAGGAAGCTCTTCTATCTGTTCTGCCATCTTAGGTGTAATAACACTAGCTGGAACCCGTCCAGTTTGCCCTGCTTTTTGAAGCTTTTTAAGTCTGTCTTCTGCAACAGTCAGGCCAAGAAACTGTTGTTCTGCTTCTTCATCTTCTTCTTCACCACGATAAATAACCATAGATAAGTCTAATTTTTCAGCAAGAGCAATAATCATATATGCAACAGGTTCAACTAACATAAACATTAAATCAGGATTAAATTTACCTTCTTGAAACTCTACAAAAAGAAGAGACTGAGTTATGTCCATGATCGCCACGCCTTCGTCTACAGCTTCCATGATTGAAGTGTATGCATCTGGCTCAATAAGCTTTCCAAACATATATTCAGAAGCAGCGTGAACTGAAACAAACTCAGGAGCTTTTTCGTAAAGCTCAGGTTTCTCAGGATCGTTTGTTAACGACTGTCCCGGAATTGGGCGCTTGCCACTCATCTGTATCTTTTTGTATTCTTCTTCTACTGTCGCCATAATTTAAAACCTCTTATGCTGTGCCATACTGGTTAGATTGCTTCATATAGCTGTCATACTGAAAAGCGGTATAGCCATAAGGCATTGGATTGTTCGTTACCTGTTGTTCAAAAGCGCGAGCATTCATAAGTTCTGGAGCGCCATAAGTGCCTACGTCTGCTGTTTGAAACGTAGGTATAGCAGCGGCATAAGCATACTGATTATATACTGGCTTTTCTTCAAGACCCATTTCTTGAGCGACTCTAGTAACTGCTTTATTTTGTAACTTACCAGTAGCTCCTTCTAATGGGTTGCTTAAAAAACTTCTTCCTTCATTGTACATATTTTTAGGCAAGTCTAAGAAGTTTTGACCTAAATCTTTTACACCTTCTGAGAATGCACTTCCCCTCATTTTACCTGTTTGAAAAGATTCAAATAGTTGAGAGTTGTCCATTTTAGAAAGATTTTCAGGAGAGACATACCAGTTTTTATCGCCCATCTTATATTCAATATCTCCCATTTGACCTTTAAGTGAGAAGCCTTGATCTATCCATTCTTTGTCTGTTACTTGAGCGGCATAGTCATTTATCTGTCTTTCGGAAAGATCGTTAAGAGGATCGTTTGAAATCTTAGGAGCGGTGTCCATGCTTGCTTGTCTAAAGTTGTTGTCTGTTGTTGTACTTCCTTGCATATCCGTTGATTTAACAGGCGTGTCAGTAATTGCTTTAGATGCGTCATCTGCTGTAGCTTTAAATGCTTTTTCATACTGAGTGTCTCTAGCTGTAAAAAAACTTTTAGACTCTGTTAAATTTCCAAACCTAGATGCTTCTCCAAAACTTCTGGAAGACGCGCTATTTCCGGGGCCAAAGAAATTGTCTGCTGCATTTGCAAACATGTCGCCTTTAAAGCCTAGTTTTTTACCCGCAGTTTTTGCAAAGTTTCCAAGAGTTTCAGTAATGCCCTGAGTAATATTGTTAAACACTGTTCCTGCTTTACCAACAGTACTGCTAACAAACCGCATCATGTTTCCTGCCGCATTAGCTACGCCAGATAAAGCTCCAGTATAACCTGCTAAACCTGAAGCAACTGTTGAAACACCTGCGGCGGCTGTAGCGCCTGCGGCAGCAGCGGCACTAGCTGTAGCCCCTGCGGCAGTGGCTCCGGCTACAGCAGACGCACTGGCTGAAGCGGCAGCGGCGGCTCCTTGAGCGGCTGTCTGGCCCGCTATGCCTGTCCACATCGACCCTAAAGCTTGACCAATTCCCGGCAAAATAAACATCATAGCTATTTGACCAAGTATGCCAATCTTATTCATAAACTTGCCAAACTTTTTAAACGCGCTTTTAATTCCTTTGCCAATACTTTTGACACCTGTTTTAACGCCTTTCCAAATTTTACTAAATAAGCCCATTATCTATCCTCCGCCTGCATACGTAATTGGTGTAGTTGCTGATTTATACCCATAACTTCCTAAGATCTTTATCAACGAAGCTGTAGTTGTTCCTGTGTCTTTGCTGCTTGTTGCACTCTCATTTCCAATAGCCGTTGCAATTAACTGTGCTTCCCGCTGCTCATTATTTTCGTAGCTCTGCCGTATATAAGCGGCTTCATCGCGCAGTTGCTGCCACATTTGAGTCTGATCTAGCGCAGAAATGTTATAAGCATTTTGAACATTTTGCTGATTAGCCGCATTAGCTGCTGCTGTATCGGCAGTGTTTGCTTGTCTACGCCACTGAATATTAGACTGCTCAATAGCCTGTGCATTTGCTGCATTCCACTGGTCTCGCTGCGTATCAATAGAAGTATTAAACTTATTGATGTCTGCTTCAAGCTGCGCAGTAAACTGATCGGCTTGTAGTGTGTTGCCTGCTTCAATAGCTGCCATGCGATTTGATTCAGTTACATTAAAAGACCTCATAGCGTTTGTTGCACTAGTGTTAAACTGCGCCATGTTATTAGCTTGACTGATCATAAACTGATCCATCTGGTTTTGAGATGTTGCGCCAAACTGAAGCGCGGCGTTTTTAGCGGCCTGATCAGATAACAAAGCCTGTTGAGCCATCTGTTGATCCATAACAATGCCCTGTTGCTTGTTGCTAAGGTTAGCCATGTCCATAGTTAAAAAGTTCTTAGCATTTTCTACAGACACACGAGTCCTTGCATCAGCATTAGCTAAGTCTACTTGTGTCAACATTGTAGCGTTTTGAATAGCTGACTGTTGATCCGCGCTAAACTGCGTAGCTGTCATAGTTTGCATAAACTGACTATTTGCAAGCGCCATCTGTTGATTAGCATCAAACTGCTTCATATCTAAATTAGCGTTTATTTGTGCGTTAAACATCGCAGCAGATTGCTCGTTACTTAAATTTGCAAGGCCCATCTGTTGTGCAAGCTGTGCATTAAGCTGACCAGCTGCCATTTTCTTTTCGTACATCTGAAGCTCAGCAACATTTTCTGCACTCATGCTTTCTGAATCTGCTGCGTTCTTTTGCGTCAAGTTTGCAAGACTAATTTTTTCTTGCATAGACAGTTTAGCCATGTCAGCGTTTTGCTTAAGCTGTTCGTTCTGCGACATAACCTGTACATGCGTATTCAACTCTTGCATTCTAAAGCGGTTAGATTCAGTAAAGTTAGCTGCATCAGTAGCTGAACGCTCTTGAAGATTTGCAAGCTCCATTTGCTGTTCGTTAGCAAGGTTTGCAGTATCCATTTGCTGAGCCAGAGCTGCATTAGTTTTGCGGAAGTCTACAAGAGTTTGTAAGTTTGCAAGTCTTGTTTGCTGCTCTGCTGTCATGTTTGCACGGGAAGTAGTGTTCTTTTCAGCAAGTTCAGATAGTTCTACTTTTAAACTTGCATCTAGGTTTACTTCTTCCATACGTGCATTTAGTTCAGCTTGGCGCGTAGATCGCGAAACAATATTATTCAGCTCTTGCAATCTAAATTGATTATCAGCTGTAAAGTTTGCAGAATCTGTAGCGGCCCTATCTTGAAGCATAGCTAGTTCTATCTGCTGCTCATTAGACATGTTAGCCATGTCCATCTGCTGCGCAAAAGATGCATCTGTTTTGCGGAAATCAATTAACGCCTGAAGGTTTGTTAACCGCTCAGTTTGTTCTGCTGTCATTGTATCTTTAGCAGCTGCGTTAATTTCAGAGATTCTTTGCATCTCAACCTGAAGAGCAGGAGACAGGTTTGCTTTTTCCATGTCCTGATTTAAGTCTGCTTGACGTACAATTTTATTTACTTGTGCATTGTATGTTTGCAGTTTAGCTTGCTGCTCAGCGTTTAGATTTTGTGCGCCTGCTGCATTAAGAGCTTGTAAGTTTGCAAGATCTAACTGGGAACTAGTACTTAACTGCGAGATAGCTGCTTGCTGGCGCTGCGAAGATTCTTGCTGTGCGCGTTGCTGAGCCATTTGAGCGTTTGCAAGAGCTGTTTCTTGAGCTTGTTGCGCAGTAGTCATTACTGCTTGTTGTTCAAAAGTTCCTTGCTGTACTTTAATCTGCTGTGCCATTTCTGCTGTTTGTGATGCAGCGGTCTGACGATTAGCCAGATTTTGCATACGAACCTGCATGGTATTTTGCGCAGAAGCTAGGTTAGCCTGTTGTTCGTTGCTAAGATTTTGTTGCGCTCTAGCTTGTAGTGCCTGAGCATTGCTCTGAGCCATTGGTAATGCACTTTGAATAATAGCATTGAAGAGTGCATCGCGACCTACAGAAGAAGCAGAAAGCCCTCTACGGGCCATTTGAGACTCTATAGCTGCAACAGCTGGTCTAGCCCATGCAGGAGTCTCTCCGTCTTCCATACCTGCTAACAAGCCTTCCATCTGTGTAGATACAAGAGCTTCTGTTGGTAGTGCTGCAACAGCTGCTGTTACTTTAGGGTCTTCGCCAGAATCTATCTGAGCTTCAACAGTTGCTGGGTCTTGTGCAACAGCCGCTGTAACTTCGGGCGGGACATCAGCAACAACTTCCATCATATCTGCGGCAGCTACTGTACGCTCTTGGCCTGTAACCGCTTGCATAGTTGCGGCAGCCATTGTAGGTATACCGCCAATCTGTGCAGCGTCTCCTTTAGGAGCTTCGCCTGTAATAGCTTGACGGCCTTCTAAGTCTGTTGAAGGCACATCGCCCAGCTCAGCTGCAATACGCTGTGAAGCTTCGCCTACTTGTGCAACACGCTTAGAAGCTTTGATGTATGCAGGAATTGCATCTATTTCTGTCTTACCGCCTTGGGGCGTAAAGTCAGCTCCATAGGTTTCTGCACGTACAACGACTGCTTCGGGTGTTTCGCCTAAACGGGGCGTATAGCCCATTTGAGCTGCTTGGCCTACCTGTACTTGGCGTGTTTGAGCTAGTTCGTATTCTGGAATGTCTCTAACATCTACACCACGCTCTTGCGCTATCTGACTCAATCGATCCATTTCTTCTTGAGAAATTACTTGAGCTTCGCGTGTAGTGACATCTATATCTTCAGGTTCATCAACAGTAAACCGCTCATCAGTTGTAACCGCTGTTGCATAATCACGTTCTTCAGGGCGCGTAGCCGCAACGCCCATTGCAGCTTCTTCGGCAGCTTTGTCACGTTGTGCGGTATCTACTGTAGCCGCTGTTGCTTGGTCTGCTTCAGCTGTTACTGATACTTCGCCTTGTGCGGCTTTAGTGTCTGTTAAGCGTTCAGCTTTAGCGGCTTCGTAGCTTGTAGCTTCTCTTGAAGTTGTGTCATACTCCATGTTATTAGCAGCTTCAATGCCTTTTAAGAAATCTGAATTCATTAACCATGAAGGCATAGGAGACTTAACACCAGTTCTTTGGTTGTACGCCCATTGTTTTGCTTCAGCTTTTTGCTTTGCATTCCATTCAGGATATTGCTCTACATACTTATCTGCATATTGATCTGCTTGAGATGCTACGCCTGCAACATCAGCTTGTGCTGCCTCTCCTTGTGCTGCTATTAACTCTCCGGCAGACACAGCTTTAGCTTGAATGTCTTTCATATTTGCTAGTCGCTGAATATCTGTAGAAATGCCATAGCCGCGTAAAGCTTCAGCGGCTCCTCGATCCCCATAACCAGCAGCACGTTTTAAACTTTCTATAGAACTAGTGCTTGCAGCCCCAATGCCAGTTTTAACGGCTTGCATTTGTCTAAGCTCAGGTCTGCCCGGATCATATATAGGCATCCCAACAGGCGCTTCAGAAGACTCAGAAGACTCAGAATTTTGTGGTAAAACCCCACTAAAATCCACACCATCAAAAATATAAGATGTAGTATTATTAAGATTACCTGTGCCTCGACTAGTAGGAAGACCTGTTCTAGAAGTACGAGAAGATTGAGATGCTGCATATCTTTCATTAGCTTCTGCGGCTGCTATTGGATTAGGATACATATTCCCGTCTTCTCCTCTTGTCATTACTTGAGGAGCCATAACGTTTCTTTCGTTAGAAGCAGTATCTCTTTCTTCTTTTATAGGAACCATTCTTACAAGCCTTTCCCTTGAACTTGAACTACCACCACCATATCCATAACCGCCTGCTGCATAGTTGGCTCGTTTAGCTTTTAATTGCTTCAAAGATTTTTTAGTATCTCTTAGTTTTCTTTTCTTGCTCATTTATTTATCCTTTCGCTATGCAGCTTTTTTGTTGTCTAAAGATTTTAAAAACTCATAACACTTCTGTATTGAGTTATCTGTAGCGTTTTGTGGAAACACTAGATGAGCTTCCTGTAGTTCATGTACGTGAGGCTCTGTTAATTCAAGATCGTTATAAACATAATCTTGAGGATATTCTATTTTTAGCTCTGGAAGGCATGTATTCAAATGCAGTTGATTGTTTTCTTTCATTTCTTCAAGAGCATTGAGATACACATCCATCCATTCATAATCAGTCCCAAAACTAGACTCTAGCATTACAGTTCCGGGTTCTCTTTCATCGTATACATATGTTGCAGGGTTTTCGTTTGTAGTATATAAATTTAAACGTCCTTCTAAAGCTTCGTGCTTTAAACGCAACATTTGCAACGTGTCTTCGCCTACAATTAAATCCTCATCAAATTTAAACTGAGCAGCCTTTTTGCTCATCCATGTAACACGACAATGTACTTCAGAGCCTTCGCTGTACTTTTGCTGTTCTGCATAGTATTTGTTATGAAGATTATGAAAGTACATAGATTTTTCGTGGCTCAACCCAAGATCATGTTTAAACATTGTATAGTAATCAGAGCTTAAAAGATCTTCATAGTCTACAGTAAAAGGATTTACGGAGTATAACACATCATTTTGATAACGTAAAGACGTTTGATTAATTAAACATACTGCGTCCGGGGGAGTTTCTAATCCCGCTAAGTGCTTATACATCCAAACACCATGCGGAGTTAAAAAATCATCGCCGTCTATCATGACACAATAGTCATTATTAGATTCTAAAAAAATGTCTAACAAACTATTTTTACCTTTTGCTGGACTTCCGTTGCTTTCTGTGATATAATATTTAATATCTTTTACAATACAAAAGTTTTTAGCTTGTTCAATGTATGCACTGTCTAAACTATTAATAATTACAACTGCATCTTCTTTTTGTATGTGACTATATTCAGGATCAAAATGACGCATAAGTCCTTTATAGTTATTAGATGTTAGTATATAAAATTTCATTCTTTATTTTTATTTACAAGTTTTTGAACAGTATCTGATTCGTATATCCTTATACCTAACCATATAATAGTAAACAATGAGGCTGTAGGCGGTAACCAAGCAACTAAAGAAAGTATGCCTGTTGAAGCAGCTACTACGTCTACCGTTTCTTTTACTGATTCTTCTACAGCCATTATATTATACCTTCAGTTATTAACCAAAAAATACCACCAAATACAGAAACAACAACAATAGTAGCTCCTATGTTTTTTAGCATATCAGTTACTTTTCGTTGTTGTTTTAACTTAGCAAGTCTAATTTTTTCTAGTTTATGCTTGTGGTCTAGAATAGACTTGTTCTGTATCATTAGCATGTCACGCCACACTGCCTTGGGGGTAATGCGCTTTAGTTCTTTCTCATGCTGCCGTATAGCATCCTTAGCCCACGCCAACTCCAGCGCTTCTTCCTGTGTTAGTACATGATCGCCTGCTTTTGTGGCTTCTTCAATGCTCTCTACAGCTACCTTGCTGTCAGTGAGGCTAGTGAATAATCCCGACAGACCTGACAAGTGGTCTCCAGACTCTTTGACGGTTTTTATGCCGTCGTTAAGAGCCTTAAGTACACCTACAACTGCTGAGATTTCCGCAATCATTTACTTCTCCGCTATAGGAGCCACAGTCACAAAGCGCAGTACAGTGACACAGCTTGCAATGATACAACCAACAGCGGCTTGTCCTGCTGGCGACACAGGCAAGAAGCCTACGTAGCCTTGCAGTATGCTGAGGATGGCCAAAGCAATTGAGAACTGTACAGTCTTAGACTTTAGGGCTTTGAATATAATGTCCATTAGGCGCTATACCCGTTTCCTGCACTGATGGCTGCATTAACTGCGGTCATGTCTTCGCTGCCCCAGTCGTCTTTAGCAACCATAAGCTCTAGGTGCTGTACGTTGCGGTCTACACAGCCTTGACGGTCTTCGGCATCATCTTCTGCCATAGCGTCACCTGCGATTACAGTATTAATAAGAGCTACGGAGTCACCCATTGCTGAGTAGTCTTGTGCTAGTTCTTCTTCGGTGCGTGTTACTACTTCTACTTCTTCAGTCATGGTTATTTATCCTTCTAAGGTTTCAATGCGAGCTAATGCTGCGTCTAGTTGAGTTGAAAGTTCTTGTATAGCTTTGATAAGCGGAAAAATATAATCAGAAGGGCCAATCTCTTGCTGTCCGTTTGGTTTCTCTCCCCAAGTACCGTCATAATGTTCAATACCTAATTCATCAATAACTGCTTTAACTTCTTGAGCTATAAGACCTATTTTTTTGTCCTTAACTACAGGCTCAGTCTGACTGGCATTGTATTCTTGCCACTCTTCGGGATACTCTGAAGGTGCTTTAAAATTAAAGATTACTGTTCGCAGACCATTGATAAACTCTAAGCCCATACTGTTGTCTTCAATATTTGTTTTCTTACGCACATCTGAAACTTGATCCCAAGTGGCATCGCTTAAAAAGTCGTTTCTAACATGACCACCAGAAGCACCTATGTGTACTGCATTATTTGTAGTTCCGTTAAAATCTTGTCCAATAACAAAGCGTCTCTGTGAATCAATAGAACCAGTATCAGTGTTATATCCAACACATAAATTATAGTTACCTGTAGTAATAGTATTGCCTGCACTTTGACCCACTGCTGTATTCTGTGTACCTGTGGTGTTTGCGGTTAAAGCATTCTGACCGACTGCTGTGTTGCTTGCGCCTGTTGTATTTGCGGCTAAAGCTCCTGCGGCTATACCTGTATTTCCGTCTGCTGTAGTGTTTTTATCAAGTGCATTTACTCCCATAGCCGTGTTGTAGTCGCCTGAGGTATTACCTTGTAATGCTTGCCCACCTACGGCAGTATTTGAAATACCAGTGGTTGTATTCTCCAAAGATAATGAACCCACTGCGGTGTTATATGTGCCTGTGGTGTTATCGGTTAAAGCATCTTTACCAACGGCTGTGTTGTTAGCGCCTGTGGTATTAGCATCTAATACATTTGCACCCACTCCTACGTTAGAAGAACCTGAAGTGTTTGCGGCTAATGCGCTGTGTCCAACTGCTGTGTTACCGCTTGCGGTTGTAGCGGTACTTAAAGCCGCGTTTCCTATAGCTATGTTAGTCGAACCAGTTGTTATTGCGTAACCTGCATTTACTCCAAAGGCGTGATTGTAACTACCTGTGGTATTTGATTGTAAAGCGCCTTTACCAACGGCAACATTCTCTGTGCCTGTGGTGTTTGCGTATAAAGCATTAAGACCCAGTGCGGCGTTACTTGCGCCTGTAGTGTTATTAAATAAAGATTCTCTACCAACTGCTGTATTACTAGCACCTGTGGTGTTTGTGCCTAAAGAAGCATAACCCACTGCTGTATTGTTAGATGCGGTGGTATTAGCGTCTAGCGCAAACGTACCGACAGCTGTGTTGTTAGCGCCTGTGGTATTAACTCCTAAAGCATCATATCCAAGACCAACATTCCAATCGCCAGTGGTGTTGTCGTTTAATGACCTAAACCCTACTGCTATACAACCAGTGGCTGTCGTACTAGCGGCTAAAGCTAACGTACCCACGGCTGTCATTTGAGCGCCTGTGGTGTTTGCTCCTAAAGCAACGTAACCCACTGCTGTGTTGTTACTTCCTGTGGTATTAGCGTCTAAAGTATTACCACCCATAGCAGTATTACTCGCACCTGTGGTGTTTGCCCCTAAAGCTAAAGTTCCAAAAGCATTATTATTCTGAGCAGTTGTGTTGGCTTGTAAAGCACCATAGCCCAATGCGTTATTTTCACTGCCTGTGGTGTTAGCATATAAAGCTTGAAAACCAACTGCTGTGTTGTTATCTGCTGTAGTGTTAGCAGTCATAGCTTCTGTACCCACAACTACATTATTAGAGCCTGTAGTGTTGGTAATAAATGACCCTTGCCCCACAGAAACATTCTTAGTTCCTGTAGTGTTAGCAGCCTGAGAAAAGTCACCAAGAGCAGTGTTATGTGTGCCTGTAGTATTTGCCCCTAATGAATTATAACCAAAGGCTGAGTTGTAATTGCCTTCTGTGTTGGCATCCCCTGCTAATGCGCCCACTGCGGTGTTACGTGTGCCTGTGGTGTTTGCCTCCAGAGCATATCTACCGACAGCCGTATTGTTACTAGCCGTTGTATTTCGGTGAAGTGCCTGTAAGCCCACAGCAGTGTTTGTTTGTCCTGTGGTGTTAAATCTCAAGGCGTACATACCAATGGCGGTATTCTCAAGCCCCGTAGTGTTAGTCACTCCTGCACTAAAGCCTAAAGCGGTATTGTCTCTGCCTGTAGTGTTTGCGAGTAAAGCACTTCTACCAACGGCTGTGTTGTTCCCTCCAGTAGTTATGTTAGCGCCAGCGTCCTTACCTACAGCAGTATTTGCAGAAGCAGTTGTACAGGCATATAAAGTACCGCTACCAAGAGCTGTGTTAGCGTCTCCTGTGGTGTTTGAAAGTAAAGCTGAATAACCAACTGCTGTGTTGTTTGATGCTGTAGTGTTTGCACCCAATGCTGCTGAACCTACCGCAACATTGCTACTGCCTGTTGTAGTGGCATCCAAGGCTTCTGTACCGACAGCTACGTTGTTACCGCCAGTTGTAATTGCCGCACCAGAAGCGTACCCAACTCCTACGTTTGAACCACCACTTGTCATGGCGGTTAAGGCGTTAGTACCAACAGCCACAGAATAGCCATTTACCCCGCTTGCAGTATCTAAAGCAGCGTTACCTAGAGCTACGTTATTAACACCGTTAGGATAGTTACCATCCAGCTTGATTGTGCCGCCGTCTACATCAAGGTTGCCTGAGACAGTTATGCCTGTTGCCGCTATTGTAGAATTAAACGTGGCCGCTCCTGCCTCTGACGCATCAAAGGAGAGGGCTGTTACTTCACTACCACCATCGTTTACTGCAAACAGCATGTCTGCGTCTGAAATTATAGATTGAATTTTGAAACGACTACTGTCTATTTTCAAAGCACCGTATTGTGTTCCACCGTCTTTAAGTCTTATTTCACCTGCATCATCTGCATCAAGAGTTATATTGCCCGCTACATCAACAAGCATATCACCAGAACTTAAAGCCAGAGTAGTCCCATCAAGCGTGAAGTTATCTACCACTACACCTGCGTTGGCTGTAACAACTCCTGCTACTGCTAGTGTAGAAGCCATATCCACAGCACCATCAATGTCCACGACATCAAGGTTAGTTGTGCCGTCTACGTCTATGTCTCCAGAGATGTCTAAGCTTGCAAATACTGAAGTGCCTGTGCTTGTAACTTTACCTGCTACATTAATAGGATGAGAAAAATCAAACTCATCATTAGTTGTGTCCCAAAGGATTGTAGCGTCTGTAGAAGCATCTACAGCATCTTGAATTGTAATACCTGCTCCGTTTGCAGAGCCTGTAGTATCTCCTGCACCATAATTTATAGTGATGTTCTTGTCTTCTACATCAAGTGTTGCAGTGTTTAGAGTTGTTGTAGTGCCGTTTACTGTGAGGTTTCCACCTACAATTACATTAGCAGTAGAAGTAATACCTACAAACTGAGGGCTATCAGTAGTAGCAACGCCTTGGTTCAAAGCCTTAACGCTTGCAATAGCAGTAAGCTCTGAATCCATCAAAGCTCCTGCGGCTGTGACGTTAGCTGTGTCCGTTACGTCTGCACTAGCTTCTATACCGTCTAGCTTAGTGCCATCAGTAGCAACATCACGACCATCAAAAGTGCTGTTGGTGGTTATCGCACCTGTCATTGCTCCACCAGATTTAGGCAGTGCCGCATCAGCAGTAGTACCTTGTGCCGCTGTAGCATAGTCCGATGAATCAAACGCCTTAACTTGAGCAAGGTTAGTTACCTCACTGTCCATTAATGCACCCGCGCTAGTAACATTAGCTGTGTCCGTTACGTCTGCTGAAGCCTCAATAGCATTTAGCTTTGTATGGTCTGCATCTGTAAAGACATTAGAATCTGTAGCGGCTTCTACCGCTGTACGAATCTCTGCATCAGTTTGGTCAGCAGTTGCACTGGCTTCAATACCATCTAGCTTAGTACCATCTGTAGCTACATCACGGCCATCAACTGTGCCGCCAACTACAATATTACTTGCAACAGTCAGTGTAGAGGCCATGTCCACAGCACCGTCTATATCTACAACATCTAGGTTTGTAGTACCATCTACATCTAGGTCGCCATTGAAATCTACGTTGCCTGCAACAGCTAAAGTTGTAGCCATATCTACTGCGCCATCTATATCTACTACATCAAGGTTCGTAGTTCCTGCTACGTCTAAAGCGCCATCAATATCTACTGCGCCTGAGAAGTCGCCTGTAGCCGCATCAAGCTCACCGCTCAATGTAATGTTGGTAGCTCCAGTAACTGCACCATTAAGTGCTACAGCACCATTAATGTCTATAGTAGTTGCGGCTATTTGAATCTCAGTGTCTGCAACAATATCTAGTTGTCCGTCAGCACTAGAGTTAATGTAAATTGCGGCATCGCGGAACTGAACCTTGTCGGTTGTGGTCAACTCTACATCTGTACCGCCAGATGTGTTACTCAATGCTAAAATCTCTGCGAATGTATCAACAGTATCTTGCTGTGCGTCTACATAGGCTTTAATGCTCTGTTGAGTTGCAAGGGCTGTCGCACTGTCGCCTGACATATCATCTTGATCTAAAATGTCTGTGACTGTAACTGATCCTGTGCCAGATAAACCGTCAAACTCTACAATGCCGTCAACATCTACGTTACCTGTTACAGTTATATTTCCACCAACTGTGAGGTTTCCTGTAGCTGTAAGACTATCAATGTAAGCGTCTTTAAAACGTAAAGCATTTGTACCCAAATCTACATCGCTGTCGGTTACTGGATACACAACACCATCTTCAATGCGTACTTGCTCAACGGCGCTACCGCCCACTTCTACAAAGACGCTCCAACGGTTGTTAGAACTATCAACAACTATCTTGTTTAAAAAGTCTTGATCTCCAATGATTTCAATGTTGCCGCCCTCTCCTGAGCCTCCATCGTGTTGGTGTCCTGTAGTGCCAGAAGCCGCATACGAAAACGCAGTAACTAATTGATTGTATTCTGCGTTAAAAAGTGAAGCTGTAATCGTATCGCCATCGGTAAGCGTACTTTGTCTAGTGTAACTTGTTCCTGCCATTTGGGTTATCTCCTACCTGATGGGACGTAATTTATGTAGATGCCGTTAATTGCATAAGGCGGCTTTTGATCTGTGCTGCGTATTCGTAAATTGCAAACACTTCCACTTCCTTGAACAGCTTGACGAAGCATTGGGTCAGTGCTTGCGCCAAATACAGCCGTTCCAAATACTGCATCTCCAAAAAGAGAAGGTGTCGGTATGTTGTCTAAAACATACTCTGGCGGCTGTGGTATTGTTGTATCTTCGTAGTCATATCTAATTTTTAATGTAGGTGACGCTTCGCCTTCTGGAGTTACAGAAATCTTAACATAATGTAAAGTTTTTCTAGTGCCTACATCTCCAAAGTCATAGTGCGGAGTAAGATACTGAGCGTCAATATCTAAAGCCGTGCCGCCTGTTAAAAAACTATTGCCAGTATTATGATTATAAATATAACCTTGGCTGTCTCCGTGATAGAGTTTTTCAACACCTGTAGCTTCAAAGCCAGAAGCAAAGCCAGTAGCTTGTATTCCAAGAGTTTCAGACCATTCAAAGCCGTTAGCTGTTAGTGTACCAATAATTCCTTTAGCAGATGCAGTAGACCCGCCGTCTGTATTATAAAATAATCTGTACTGCGACTTGCTTCTTAGGACTGCGCTTGTAATAGTAAAAGAATTTATGCCGTGAGCAACAGTAGAAATAATAGATTGTATTTGACGACTAACTGATCCTAATTCAACGTCACCAATTCTTGATGTACCCGCAACAGAACGTATACCGTCTGGGCTAAGGAACACTAAGTCACCACCAATTTCTTGAATGCTATGTGAACTCAAGCAACCTACGTTCTGTGTAACAGGTACAATAGCAATGTTACTAGAATCATTAATGTTTATAAGCTTGTGTAAACTATTACGGCAGAAAATAATTAAGTCGCCACGAAAGCTTTTAAGTCCTATAACTTGATCAGACAGCTTAATGCTTCCCGATCCTGAACCTGAAAAGTTTTCAGGCTCAAAGTTGTGGCTATAATATATAGTATCTTTAGCCGCGTCTGCTCCCGCAACTACTAAGTGATGATCGTGCACTGCACATACTGTTGGGGCTGTTGTGCCGCTTACTGTTATTTCTTCTGCAAAGAATGTGCGAGTAGTTAAAGCTCCAGAGCCTTCCATGTGAAAGTAAAAAGGCTTGTTGACACCATCACAAATAATAATTTGACCATAGTCTGTGTTGCCTTCGTAGACTGCAAAACTTGACTGTCCTTGACTTGTCCGTGCGGCTAAACCTCTCCCAATAAATGTTGAGTAGTTGTCCCCACTTGAGTGTACAGATGCTCTATTGATTTGTAGCCAAGCATTTTCACCGTCAGGGCTAAAGAAAATACCATCGCCCGAACAAGCTATAAGGCCATCAGCATATACTGCAAGCCCTAGTATTTCATTAGAGCCATTAGGACGAGTATCACCAAAGGCTGTATAGCCGTTTATGCGGCGATAGCCTCCGTCTGGATCAACTTCAAAGTTTACAAGCTTTGTAGCTAATCCCGGCTGTCCAAGCATTTCAAGTTGGTTTAGGTTAGTATTTAACCCACCTTTACATGAAACACCATAGGGTTGCGAAGCGGCCATATTATACGAATCTCATTCGGTCATCTTTGATATAAGTGGGCGTAGGCTCTAAAAGGTTAGAACGCATACTGCGTAATCCTTTCTTAAAATCTTCTAATGCAAACGCCGCCGCTTGTGGGTTATCTTTAAACTGCCAGATATAGTATCGGGCTTTAGCTAGTAATACAGATGTATACATTTCAGGGAACACTACAGTGTCTCCGTGAGCTACAAGGTTTGTGGGTAGGCTCCAAGCATAGAACCATACGCGATATGTTTTATCTGGGATAGGGCTTAGTCCAAACTTTCGTGAGTCTGGGCTTCGGATGACGTTGCTAGGCTCACCGTATTGTTGTGTGTCAGCATCGTCTAAATTTTCTGAAATTCTTCGGTAGTCCTTCCACGCCTCTGTAGTCATGAAGCGAAGGTTGCGCGAAACATAAGGAGCAGTTTCTCCGTCTACACCTACAGTAGTAATATAAAAATTATCCCAATCTATTGATCCGTAGTCCGTAGTAATACTAGAACTAGCGGGTTTTAATTCGTAAAAACGTGTACCTGCGGTTGTCTCGACATATACGTTTCCATACATCGGGTCTACGTCACCGCTTTCAGCAACAGCTAAGTACGGCCACTGCGGTTCTTCGTTAATGATATCAAAGTATGCACGATTAAGTGAGTCTTTAACATGTTGCTGTACACCAACCGCACTTGTAAATGTTGCGCTTGTTAACGTAACTTCATTAAGTTCTCGTAACAGTTCGTTAGTTAAATCAAGATAAGTTGATGACATATGTTATTGCGCCTTTGATTCTGTTTTAGTGTCTGGTTTATTAAAAATTCTGTCCCAGTTGTCTTCATACTTCTTTTTGTTTTCGGGCTTATACCAACTTCCTGTATCGCCTAATATCTTTCCTCTCTTTTTGCCTCTCATCATTATAGGCTTTTCATTACTTCCAATAATTGCCATGTTGCCTCTCAAAGATCAGAGGGGCTTTGACACCCCTCGTCTCTAATTGCTTACTTAGTCAATACCGTAGAACGCAGATACTAATGCGTCTGGGCGTAGAACCTTAGCACCATATACGTGCAGTCCACGACAGATGTCACCAAAGCTGTCTGGGTCGCGTAGGACTTCAGTGCTTGTGATGGTCTGTGCAGTTGCAGTAGAGCTAATGTGTCCACATACTACTTGACCTGCCGCGTTAGTTGTAGCGGCAATGTTGTTAGACTTGTACATGTCAAATCCACGTAGCTTGCCAGAAGATACCAATCCGTTGCGGATAGAACCTTGTCCGGCGTTGAAATCAACAGACATCAACTTAGAGCTAGACTGAGATAGTTGCTCGTAAAAACTAGGTGGAGCCAAGAACCAACGACCTTCTTCTGGGATGTTCTGCTCGTCAAGAAGACGCGCCATGTGAGCCATCACATCTAAAGGATCATGTTCGGTAGAGCCAGAACCAATGTCCAAGTTACCAGTGCCGTCAAAAGTTCCTGCGGCTAGGTCAGTAGCACTGTCGCTACCAAGGATGTGGTTAGGGCTTGAAGCTGAAACGCCTGCAATAATCTTAGCAATTACGCCTGCATCAAATGCGTCACGCAATGCGTAAGCGGCAGATGAAGATGCAACCTCTTTGAAGTTTACGTGAGACATAGCAGTTTCAATATCATCAACTTTGAATTTAAATGCGTTAGCCACATCTACAATCAAAGTAGTTTCAACGTCAGTTAGCTTAGTCTGAGTTACGTCAGCGCCACGCTCATACTGATAAACAGTGATTTCTGGCTCTTTGATGATCTTTACAGAATCACCGAAACCTGAGATTTCGCCTGCATAGTCAGTGTTGGTAATTGCTTCAGCTACCGATGCTTTCCGGAAGAAGTTAAGAACCTTCTTAGAAAAGATTGAGGGCATGAAGAAGCTGTTAGTTTGACCGGAAACTGAGTTAGCAAAGTTACCGTTGGTGTCTGTGCTTTGCTCAAATAGTTGGTCTGATTGGTTATAAGCCATTGTGTGTTACTCCTAAAAAAAGACAATAATTTTTAATCTACTATTCTGCCTTCTACTATAGCTTGGTCAATATCACTTTCGTATTTATCAAATTGAGCTATAGACAGTTTAGCGATTTCCCGTTGTGACCAAATCTTTGGTTCTTTAGCATCTATTTGTGTTGTCCGTGTGGACACCATGTCTGCCGCTGAAGATTTGGGGGCTTGTGATTTCTTTGTCTTTTGCTCTTTTACAATCTTGATACCATTTTCCATTTTATAAAGATCAATAGCTTTAACTGCTAATGAAACATTATCTGGGTTTTCATAAATCCAACCTTGAATTGCTTCAGGTTGTTCTTTAGCCCAATCATGAAACTTTTCGTCTCCGCGTATATCCTCAAAATCAGGATGGCGCGAACGTAGTGTAGCTTCAGCTTCTTTACGTTGGATGGCGGCTTCTCGTTCTTCGATAACAGACATCTTAGTTTTTAAAGCTTCTAGTTGTTGTTCACTTT